GAGAATACCCTGATCAATCTGCTGCTGACGGGCTAGAGCACGGGACTTAACCTTCTCTTGCTCCATTGTGTTCTGGAGCTTAAGCTTTTCTTGCTTTGTTGTATCGATTACTTTCTCAGGAGCAAACCCCCGAGACTGGGCACTCCTTTGATAGCCTCCTTCAAATTGAGGAGCGTTATAGATTCTGGCCATTTAGCTCCAATTGTAAGTGGGAATACCAAGGTTGAGGTTATCTCCAGTCCCCCCTGGATCAGGTGTGAGTAGGGGAGCCTGGACTGTGGGCATAAGGTTGCTGTAAGCGGTGTTGTTAGCTGACTTGGCTTGTGTGTAAGCTATATCAGCTCCAATAACAGCAGCTTGTTCTGCACTTCTGAGGGAAGCATTCTGCTCTGCATTGGCTAGTCCTTCTTGACGCTCCACATCGAGGGCTAGGAGCCCCACAGACTGGCCTGTAGCGCCTGTAGCTAGGAGTTTACCTCTAGCTCCAATAGACTTGGCATAGTGGGCCTGGGCCTTGAATGCGGCAGCTGTCTTGGCTTCGTTGAGCTTGGCTTGCTCTTGCACGTAAGACTTGTTAGCTGCTTCGTTGTTGTTTGTAAGTTGTCTGTAGTAGGAGAGGTGATTAGCCTGTTGAGCGCGTGTCTCTCCAATATGTTTCTGAACCTGGGCTTGTCGATCCCTGAAAGCATTCTGCTGCGCTTGAGCATACTGCTGGTTCATGTTCTGCTGAGCTTGCTGAGCCTGCATATAGGCTGCTTGTTGCTGTTGTTGAGCCTGCTGCTGCCCTTGCATGATACCAAAGGCTGAGGAAGCTAATCCACCAATGGTACCAATTGCAGAGATGGTACTGGCAGCGGCTGCTCCGATTGCTATGCACATAGTTTTACAATCTCATAATAAGGTAGGTAGAGGGGTGCGGGTTGAAGCATACGGAGGGCTTTGAACCCTAGCATCTTCAGTAGTTTGTGGTGGAAGGTGTTTCTGATGTCTGTGTAGTTGTACAGAATGTCATAGTTCTCCTCTTCTTTAGCTAACCACTTCTTAGCTTGTTTGACAAAAGTTATGGGCTGGGCGGTGAGGCCGGGTGTACATATCATCCAGACAATCCCATTCTTGGGAATACCTGAAGGACAAATACCAGCAACACCGCAGATGGCACCATCTCGATCATAGAAAGAGACAGCAACATCGCTTAAAGCCACGGAGAAAGGCAGAGAGCCTAGGTTATGACCTAGACCCTCTATCTCCATCTTATCTTCGATGCGGATGTTCTTAGCCACCTCTAGGGCGTCTTGAATTGTAGCCTTCTTGATGGCAAAGTGCATAGAGTGGTTAGCGGAGTGCTTGGACGCCTCTGTTGTTATAGGAACCATCCCAACTATAACCTGTGATGGCTGATGGGTATGGATCACTAGCCTCGATCTTCATCTTGACAATATTGCCAGGAGCAAAGACAGGGATGGTTGCAGTGCCAATCTCAGCGACAGGTACAGCGTTGGCATCATAGACGTTAGCAGGGGTGATCTCAATGCTCTTGTAAACATCAGGATAACCAAGCCTAGAAAGAGTTGCCTCATACCTACCTGAGTAATACAGCTCTAGGTGGAGGAAGGAGACCATAGGGACATTAACCCTATCAGCCTTGTTCTCTGTCTTCAGGAAGATGGTAGGTAACTCAACAGAAGCCGTATAGGTGTAACCTATTACATAATCATTCCCAATTAAATCATTAGGGGATACAATATACGGTCCGGTTACATCATACTCAACCTCAGGTTGGATGAAGGTACCCTTATGATCACCTGATGTGACAATTAAAGTAACTTCAGATCCACCAAGGAAGGAACTATCTGGGATCCTCACCTTCGATGTCTTGCTTGTATTAGACTCAACAGTGAGAGCAGTGTCAGGGAGTGACACATCCAAGCGAGGGGAGAAACTAGAAAAGCCTACATCAAGCGGAGCGATGTCTGGATCATCAATTAACTCTGAGCGACAGAGGATGAACTTAGTACCGTCAAACAGGACACTATGGATGAGATCATCCTCAGCAGCCATCAGCTTAACGTTAGCTGGATAGATCCAACGGGTCCAACCTGCCAATTGTCGTTCGTCTCCATTGTTGAAGAACTTGAAGACATATACATCATTAGTACCTTCTCCATACAACAGCATGTTGTTGTTAGGTAGAACCTCACCCCAAATAAAGTTAGGGGGTAGGTACTCAGGAATGACACGGGTGATATCAGCCACAACAGGTCTGTTATCAACAGAGTCTACAGCCATCTCCATAACCTTGGAGTAGGTCTGACTCTCGGAAATGAACGAGACAGACACACCAGAGTTCAAAGGAAGGATCCTAGACCTGTAGAAGTAGTTGCTGATCTCTGTCAGCTTGACAGTAGCTGTGGAGAATGCAATTTCAGATGTAGCCAGGAGGAATTGACTGCGCTCTGCAAATAGAATTAAACCTTTGGGGGTCCCTACAACACCCTTTAGGATAGCAGGGATGGTAGAAGAGGCAGTAATGTCTATTGGATCTGCATCAGAGATAGCGATAGCAGATTGAGTGAAGAAGTTGAAGTAGTCTCCAGGTTGAGACATGATCACAGCATCTTCAGATAGAAAGCCTAATCGATTGGCAAAGAAGAATAGGTTGGAGATAGACCTACCAACGAATGTTGGTTCTGGGTTAGTCACCTCATCACCTACCTCTCGACCTGCCCAACCACCGAAGGCGCTGGTGTCGTTTAGAGGACCAAGTGTGAAGGATCCATCAGCCTGTCTAATCAATGCGTGTGGCATTGTAGAGCTGTTGATAGAGGTCTTGATACCCGGCGCTACCGTCTCCTCCCAAGAGCCTGCTCCGGGGATTCCAGGGGCCTCTGTGGTGAACTTGATGTAATAGTCATCAGCAGCAGAGTCATCCGTGTTATTGACCTTGACTGTGTAACCATCAAAGCACTGATCTGGTAACTGAGCAATATCTCTGGCCAGTCCTTTGATCACTGTCATGGCTTTGTTTGTCACACCACCCCGGATACTTAGGTTGAAGTCTCTCCCTGCTGTGTTCTTGATCTTGATGACGTTGCCTGTAGATTCAGCTGAGAAGTCAGCGATGTTATTGATGCCGGCCACCAAGCCACTAACAACAGCACCCACATCAAGCACACCTTGATGGGTAGTTGCAGGGGTTGTGTAGTTAGCTGATCCAGCACTGTTGTATGCGTAGATGAACTTCTCTTTAGTCACCCTAACGGTGAAGCTAAAGCCGCCCATACTGACAGTTGTTGTATCACCAACACGCCAGCCAACTCCACCATTCTGGAGCTGAACATCTGTCCTATATCGGGACATATACCTGGCATCAGAGAGGGATCTAACTTCTTCCTCCTTGATTTTCACTACCCCACCACTGTTTCCTGTAGATGTCTGACCAGTGCGAAAGCCTCTCTCCTGCCAAACAGCATTCTGCACATCAGCGCGGAATCCTATAGATCCGCCAAAGTTCCTCCAACGAATCTCAAAACCATCAAAGGTTTCAGTGTAATCAGAACCCTCTGCCTCTGCTTGAGGTGGTAGTTTTACAGGAGTAACATTATCCACTTTAACCTCTACGGTGTTACCACCGGTTAGATATGCTTGACACTGGTTTACCAGTCTGAACGTCAGTCCCGACTTACCTCCAGCCCCTGACTGAGTGAATACCTGAGCAGCCACACCAGAACAAGAGCCACCATCATCTACCTCAAATGATCCAGGTATTACTTCCAAAGCTGTGGCAGAGTAGACCTTACTAGGTGACGAAGTGCCATCCTTAGATAGGTCAATAGAATAGGTGGAGTTATAAGCAACTTGATCAACAACTACCAAGGCTTCCTTTGCTAGGTCAGCACTGGTATCAGTGTTCATTGACACCTTAGCCTGAGTGTTTGTGATGAGGGTATAGTCTGCTACCGTCACCTGTTCGATAGTGTCCTGTGTAGCTCCTGAGAAGTAATCAGCGGCACTACCATTGATAGTTACTGCTCGCTCTATTCCATTGTTCAGATCCCACACTCGCAGTACGAGGGTAGGGTTGTTGTAGATGGCCACAACATAGCGTTCATTGTTGTCCCTAAAGATAGGGAACCATCTAGCATCAGATGGCACATTATTGGCCAGCTGGGCTACAAACTCAGTACCTGGACGCTTACGACAGCCAAAGGTGGGATCTAGGTAGACATTATCAGCTGAGCGTACCTGACCGGCTAGCTTCACTGGATCGGGTTGTTGACTAACCCCACCTAATAGATTGGGAACTTTTTGTGAAACTGCTGCCATGTTTAGTACCGGAGAGAAGCATCGATTGGACGGAATGTTCTGTAGTTTCGCCCAGTAGAAGAGCTGAGCATGTTGTAGTCACCTTGACTGCATTCATACTCAATCATTGCTGCACGTGCCTGAGCCTCTTCACGCTCACCAAACTTGACTTGCTCAGCGGAGCCAACAGCTCTACCAGCAAACAGGTTAGCTGAACGCATAGTGATGTATACCTTAAAGGCCTCAGGGATGTCTTCAAAGTCAAAGAGCCAGACAACATCCAACTCCTGCTTACCGTCGAACTCATAAGAGTGTCGGCGCTTGTCGTACAGCTTGCCTTGTCTGATGATGGGGTTCTGTTCTTGGAAGTCATTAGTGTCCAGAGATAGAACATTCTCAGGGATGACTATTTCGCTATTGGGGTCTGGTGTGAAGGGGTATCCCTTTTCAGTGTTGAACACCCAACCTTCAGATTGTAGCGATAGGCTAACCTCATCAATGATGTTGGAGGCCATTGAAACCATAGGGTTATCATTGTCGATGGTAGACACGGGTGCCATACCAATGTTAGATAGGACGATGTTCACAGCGCCCAGTTTGGTCAGTTTAGTTGCCATTAGTTTTCTAGGGAACGAGAGGCCCCGAAGGGCCCGAAGGCCCTGGGGATATTAGCTTATCAAGCAGCCTGGAGTGAACCGGCTACGGATACGCGAAGGGTATCAGCTCCCA